ATTACGTTGATGCACACGATCTCTGAACTCTGATATAGTGGGTCTAGTTCCGCGATTCAAACACATCTTAACACCTTCTCGAAATCCGGCACGCCATGCGTGAAATGCTGACCCATTAGGGTATGTGGTACTATAACAATCATACATAGGCCAATACAATGGATCAAAACAAAACTCCACTTCAGTTTCGGCTGTTCCGGTAGTGGCTTCATGCGTTTTCATGTTGTTAACAAAGGCCTTGGTCCATGAACTTAATCCTCCGTTGCCATACATTAATCCATTGACGTGATTACGTGCCCGCCAACGGAACACAGCAGACTCCCACTCACCGTCGGGAAACGTCATTGTCAAGTTGAAGAACTTGGCGTCGGGCATGTTGTCGCCATCTATTAAGATAAAACGTTCAGTGTCGCTGGCAGCCGCCGCTGCCTTGTGCGCGGCATCTGATCCTTTGACTCCGTCAACCCGTTTGGCCCATGGAATCATGTTGCGTATCTTTACCCAAAACTCTTCCTTTTGCGGTTCGTCATAGGTCAAGTAAATGCAGTCTAAATCTGCTATGTCAATTTGTTTCATCGTTAAGTTCCTGTTTTTTTAAACACCATGCAACATGAGGTTGATCAACGTCTACAACTACGCAAACATCATTGACAGCACACGCAACACCTTCAGTTGATGGCACTAATTTTTTAGAAAAGGTTGTTCTATATACTACTATTTTTCCATTAACTATCCTGATGTGCTTGGGGCCATGATAGTATGTGTCTTGATCAACCACTACGTAATTACCGGGCAACGCTTCTGTGCTATAAAATAATGGAAATCCGTTTTCATCATAGTATAATCGATACTCTGGTTCACCGTGGACAGCAGACGCTTGGTTTTGCCATATGTTGAAAAATTCCTCTTCAGTCATTGGTGCTGTCATTCATCAACCTTTTGATTGTTGCGTTTTTCTTGCACAGTCAGTCGATCTTTGTGTGTTTTACGGGGGTTTCCGCATAGATAGCACTCAGGGTTGCCACAATCCATGGCATGATGTTTGGACAACCTGTGTGGTTCTGCCAGTATAGGGTCGTTTTTTGTAAGACCGTGCGCTTTGGCTATCTTGACTTGCTTGGCAATAGCATTGTTGTCTTTTAACAATCGCTTGCTGTGTTTAATTTTATCTTCGTCTCGGCTCATAATGCTCTCCAATCTTTAACATGATAATGAAACAATCCTGATTGTGCTACTGTTTGCACTCTCAAGCCAGGGCTAGTATTTTCCCAAACAAACTCGTTAGTCCAGTCATTGGTCACTGATGGAATAATTCCCGGTTTCATATGTGTGATCATTGGTCCTATTCCGGGTGGCAACGTAACTGTTTCTACGCCCATGATTATTGTTGCCACAGCATAGACTACATCTGTTGTTGGTAGTTCGTCTGGAAATTTTAGTATGGTTTTAAATCGATCCCAATTTGCAAAAATATTTTTTACTAACTCAAAAAAGTTCTTAGCTGTCAGACTTAATCGCCAATAGGTGACAGCATTATAAACATCTGGTAAAGCGTTGCTATCAAACAATCGACGATAAGTTCTGTTGTTGCTGGGCTCGTTAAATATGCCTTTACAACCTTGACTAATTACTACATCTCTTTTTTCAAACAAGGTCCACCAATGATCTATAGGGCTAGTGGCGATCATATCTGCTTCTAGTTTAATAGTCTGACGATATGGACTGGCTTCAAAACACTGCCAATCGTTAGCGAATCCGCCTAGGTCGCCATGTGGCAAAGGAATCACATGATCAAACACAGGATTGTCACATCGTTTGACTGTGATCGCAGAGATATTGGCGTCTGGGTGCCACTGTCTAATAGATTCTGCCAGTTGTATTGCACAAGCCAAGTAGTCTACTGATTCAGTATCGATGGCTGGTATAAGATAACCGCGTTCAGCAAGGATTGGCAACAATCTCTCCTAGTGCTCGTTTACCCATGGCGTGAAAATCTTGTTTTAACAACAGCCATTTTGGTTTAGAGTCAGATGATTCATATTCTATTTTGTATGTATCTGGATCAACTTGTGTTAATTTGGTTTCTGGAGTGACTGAAGCCAACTGCCACGGTATTGACGGTGTGCTCAGAGTATGTCCATCTACCACGTTCATAGCAATGCTCAGGGCATAATCATTGCGGAAAGTATGTTCACTGACTTGGTATAGTTGTCGATAATGAGTCCAGTTATCTCGAATCATTTGCATGGTATTAAAAATTAATTCTGCTTTTTTACTGCGACGAAAACACATGATAGTCGCCCAGCTCATTGGCATTCGATAGGTGCCAAACCAATTATTATCTTGAAATGCCTGATGTCCTGCAATATCGTATGCCCACCTATGTGCGAGAAAATCTTGGTCAATGTTAAACAACTGTTTTAATTGGTCGGAGGCCACTACAAAATCAACATCCAGCACTAGAGTATGATCCCACGGGCTTAACTCATACGCATTAGATCGATTTTTATTGTGCCAGGCCGCAACACTTTTGTAATCTTTAAAATATTTTGTTTGTTCTGTAGGTGGCAAGTCAACTGTGGCCACTTGATCAAATTGATAGGTGCCTGGAATGTCCACAACATTGGTAACCACACACGTTGGCAAATTTAAATGCCTGCGTATGTTACGAGCAGACCATGCGGCCATGGCCAAGTAATCAATTTGCTCATTGTTAAATGCAAATAAAAGAACGCCCTGTGTCATCGGTTCTTGTGTAGTTCTTCGTGTTCCACCAGCCAGGCATTCATTTGTTCTTGCCAGCGTTGCATAGCCAACCCCCGAAGTTCCTCCAGATTAACTCGAATCGGCGTTTCGTATAAATCTAAAATCACTGCATCACCAGGTGGAACGGTAGCTAATAGTACCAATAATTCAGGATCGGCCCGCCACATGCCTCCGCTATAAGCAAAGGTCATTTTGGCTTGATATTTTTCTCGAAGAACAATACGTGCTTGATGATGATCAAATCGAGCACGGCTGTGGGAGATAAGTTCGTTGGTATCCATAGATTTATTATACTACAAAAAGTGCATAAAGTAAAGGGGCCGCGGCCCCTTTTGGTAAGACTGAGTTTTTAATTAATAACCAGGGCCGCTGGCCGTACTGGCCACACTGGTTGTGCCCCAAGTATTGGCAAGGTATACGACTTCTGGTGGGAAGTATGTGACCACTGTGGTTGGTGCTGTTCCAAACGTAATACCTGTTGTAGCTGTTCCACCTGAAATGTATCGACTAGATCCAGACGTTGCTCTAGCGGCAGAGAACCAAGTGGTAACCAATGTTAACACACTGGATGAGGTAGCAGTTGCAGTAACTTGAACATAATCATTGGTGTAAGTATAACCAGTATCAAACTGTTTGTAAATAGTTGTTGGACTGGCTGTTAATTGATTCCAGCCAGTGCCTGTGGCCAATGTGGTTGGAGTGCCAGAGCCGCCAACAACTTTGGTGCCTAAATATGTAACGTTGGCAATAACTTTACTACTAGCATCAGACGTAAAATAAACCGTGCCACATACGTTGTTAATAAAGTTGTTCCAGTCTGCGTCTGCGTCTGTTCCGGTGCTGGATTTACTAAATTGAATTTTCATGTAACCACCTGCGCCCCAGAAGTTTGTGGCTGCTGTGGCATTGGCAAATGTTACAGTATCAGTGAATGTCAGTGTCCAGGCAGTATTGGTATGTCCGGTTGCGCTGGTGATACTGGCTGTTCCAGTCCATGCTGTATACTGCGAACCACTGGCATAGGCGTAATATTTGTTGGAGTTGACTGAGGTAAGGTCGGTGTTGACATTGGCCAAGATAGCAATAGTGTTGCCGGCCACAGGACTGGTACGACTGGTAAGAGTAGTGGCCTGATGATTACCCATGCTGGTCAATGTGTTATTCAACGAAGCCCATTGTGTGGCAGTCACTGTTGCTCCAACGTTTGCAGTTGTCAGTGCTGGCTGTCCGTATGTTGAGTTCCATACTGCGTTGACGTTGGCGCTTGCGGTATTGGCAACAAACCCGTTGTAATCTGCTGCCTGTATTAATCCACCTATTGTATAAGTCATTTTATTTTGTTTCCCTTTGTATTAGTTGATCAAGCTCAACGCAATTATGAAACATAATCGCTGGGTGATTTTAATCCTGTTGTGCATATTTATTTGATTGTAACAATCGCTTCAACAGTGCCTTCGTTTTCGTCCGCTTTGTCTCGCAACGCACGACCAATCACATTGAATGCTGTGGCTTCGCCGGCTTTTGCTGCTCTGGCCAGGCCGTTGCCTGCACTCACCAGTCTATCGCCTTTACGCACCTGACCTACGGTTCTAACTGGAACTCGCCCAGTCATTGCAACTGGTGGATGTGTAATGTTGGTTCCAGCAGCACCATTCATCATATATGCCGCTCTCGTACTTATGACTCCAAACACATTTTCGCTTAGATCGGAGTTAACTTGTGTGATTTCTGCTGATCCGCCTAGTTCAACCACGGTGCCTGGGCTTAATTCTTCATCAGCTGCAAAACGTTCTGCCAAGTCAGCATAATTGGCATTGATTCCAGTTGCGCTACTAACAATTCCACTGGCGCCATTGATAGTTAACACCGTAGTAGGTGTTCCAGCAATGTTTGCACCAAAATTGATGTTGCCATTGGTATCATTGTTGTTGATGTTTATGTCAGAACCTGCGACTGCAACAGTAAAGTCGCCGTTTGATCCTACTGATAATCCTTGGTTGCTAGTTGTAGTTATTTTACCAGTGGTAGTTGCTGCAGCATCTGCTCGCATGAAACTGGTAGCAGCAAGGTTGGAAGGTCCCAAAGTGTCAGCATTGGTAATTGAGCCTTGAAATACATAGGCGGCGCTGACTGTGCTGAGTTGTAGGCCAGGTTTAATAGTGGCGAATCCAGCAATAGCAGGACTAGGAGTAAATGCTGTGGTATCTTTACTCATGATACCCATTAAAACACCGCCAACATAAAGTTGTAAAATAGTGTGTGCAACAGCACTGTTGTCAGATACAGTAGCAGGAATAGCACCGGTGGTACCTTGTGCATTGGTGAAGGCTGGTCCTACTAAAATCCAAGTTGTACCAGAATAAACATTTAATTGTTGGTTAACTGTGTCATACCACAGATCACCTTGAACATTTGATGTAGGTGCAGAAGCACTGGATGTTGCTGAACTAATTGTTTTCCAAACTGTGCCGTTCCACACACTCATTATTTTGTTCGTACTATTCCACCACAACTGACCAACCAAGGGTGTTGATGGTGCTGTGCTGTTGGAACTGTTTTCTAATAGATGGACAAAATTGTCATCTAAATATATGCCATAACCGGCGTAGTTTTTACCCGGTAAAGCCATGCTACAAGCGGTAGTATTAAGAGTACCATCTGCAATGGTGGTTAATACTGATCCATTTGTTAAGTTAATTATGTATGACATTCTTGTTCACTCCGTCCTATTCTTATTTATGCGACCTTAATATACTCATATTTATGCAGCACTTAGATTAGTAAGCGTCTGGATACGCAAGGTATATTCAATTTGAATCTGACGATTTAAACTTTTTTGCACTGGATGAAAAATTACATGAGTAATCAACATTAAATCAGTTGGGCCACCGGCCCAACTTTTGAGTCCCAGCTCATCAAATACGTATTCGCCGTTAAAATTCGTACTATTGTCAAAGGCCTGTTGTCCAGCGGGTTCACCGTAGTCCAACAAACAGGTCACTAAAATATCTGTATAGGGCATGCCAGTGGTATGAATTACTGTCATATAGTTGTTTGCAGGATCTACATCTGCTGCGCTGTTGTCGTCTACAACTTTGGCATAAGTTTCGTTGTATAAGTCGGCATTTTGGCCAGTTATGTTGGGCGGCAGATATGTAATTACGCCAGTTGGGTCCACGCTTGATCCACCATTGCCGAATGCCATTTCGTAAATCCAGCCGCCACCTTGGGCACTGGTGCGGTTGCTCAAAGTCTGAGCCATTGCAATACTAATATTCTCGTAATGAATTGCGTTCTTTTTATCTACTAGAACTTCGCCGGAGTTAGGGTCAGTTATTTTGACAAAACCTTCAATTTTGGCCAGGCCTGGTTGAATCATGCTCGTTTCTCCACAAATGTCTCTTTGGTTTTAGGATCAAATATTTTTACAAACCCTTCGACTGCGATGGCACTGGTTTCGTTGGGCCGTTTGGGCTTGGTAGCCGGCGGCTTTTGTTGTGCGGATTGTTGGGTATTTTTTTCCATGTATATTATTTACCTTGAATTATCGTCCCTGTAAAAACCTTGCACATATAGTGTCAGTTTCATTGAGTGGCAAGTCTGGTGTTGCTAAATTATACCAAGTGTGTGCTCGTTTAACTAAAATAGCTACCTCGTAACCAGTAGGTGGTGCTGTGTTAAACTCCACAGTAACAGGATTATCAGCAGTGATCGTGTAGTCAGTATCAGGAATTCTGGTTCCACCTATGTATACTTCTACTGACTCATCACGTGTTGCACTGGGCTCTTGACTGATATCAATGTCAGCGGTAAATTCAACAGTTGTTCCGTCACCTAGGTTTACACCAGACTCTAGCGGGTTGGTTATGTTTGATACAATATAATTCTGGCAAGTAAGTGGCATTAAGTTTTCACGTCCCATGTTGTAGACCGCTGTGCCCGCTGTATGGGTAGTGATTGCTGTTCCTGCCGTGCCACGTAGCAGTCCACTCACTGTGTTGGCCACAGTGTCTCTGTGACGATACATGATCCGTTCACCGTCGATGGTAAGAATTCCCCAAATGTTTGCGGCTCCGTCAGTTACTTCCCAGTAATCGGTATCAGTTGGCAAGTTTCCAACAGTAGGTGCAATGGCTTGATAAAACCCATTACCATACATGACCACATCACCAACGACATAAGAAATGTTATTGTTGTAAGAGGTGGCAAGATTTGGGTCGCCTAATACGGTTGCATCCTCTACATAGATTATGTCATCTAGTATCTCAACTGGCTGAACTAAAGTGGTCGTAGTGCCGGGTGTTATTCTATAGGTAGCTTGAACTTGACGCATGTCTTGGAATATGCGGAAAGCAGTTGGATTTGGTACTACCCTATTGGTAAAAAGCGTGGCCGCCAGCACATCTGTTGATACAATAGTCTGTCCTGAAATAGTTATACTGGTGCCATTTAGCACATAATCGATACCATTAAACAGCCAATAACCATTCAGTGACACTAACAATCTTTCTGGATTGACTATTTCACGACCAAGATCAAAGGTATTATTGTTGATTGAACCAGGACCTATAAACACTTCAGTCAACAAGCCTTGTTCAGCAGTGTCGTTCCAAGTTATTATGTCAATACTGTCGCCGACAACTGGTATGGTGCCAGGTAAGAATGTTAACGAATTGTTGTATACTCGATATCCACAATCAGTTGCAACCGACAACAATATTTTAGATCCAATCACCGGAGCAGTGGTAAACGTTATGGTTCTATAATCTGATATTCCATCGTAGGCGTCAACTACGTAGTCTATGTCTTGAATTAATTTAACATTATCAACAAATACAAATACATCGTTGTCAGACACAAGTGCAGGATTATATCCGTAGCTGTTGGGCAACTGGTATACATCTGTAACTCCGTCGCCTAGGTATTCACTACCTTGATAAGGATTCAATCTATTGCCGTTAATTGATACAATAATATTAACTGCGTTGGTTCCTTGCATACTATTAACCAACTCGATGGTGGTAGCACCAGTGAATACGACACTTTGGGCCAAGGGCAGGCTCCAACTATGAGTTATACCATCAACTGCGTACCCAAGCACAGCTAGATTGATACGTGCAGTATTGTCATATGTTGTGTCAAAAGTAACAGTAGTCGATCCACCACTGCTGGCAACAGTATAATCGGTTCCGTCAATCAGTTGGGTCTCACCGTTGAAAATCAATATCTCATAGACAACAGCACCACCTGATATTAATGTCCAACCAACCAAATTAACTGGAGGATTTCCTATGTTAAGATCTATTGTGGATTGATAAAACTCACCGTTATAAGAAACCACATCACCCCAGGTATATGTTGTGGCAATATTGTAAGTAGATGGTGTTGCAAATGGTACAGTTACTTCGTCAAGCACCGCTTGATTATATGTGTTGAGATACAGTTGGTTACCGCCACCAACTCCGGTCACATAAAGAACTATAATATCACCGTCAGTTTCAGTCAGCCCTAATGTGACTTCATAGTTAGCCCAATCAAAGTTAACTGGTTGAATAGCCAATCCTAATGTTGCATTAAACACAACTACAGTAAACGGATACTCTAATAACCCAGCAAAACTCAATACAGGATTTGCTGAATCGTATACATATCTTTGAGAAACAGCAGGAAATCCATGGCCAAGCCCGGTGTTATCAAATCCAGGGGCAGTATAAACACGGAAATCTAAAGTGTCGAATTCACTGCCGGGTACCAACTCTTCTGGTGCGTAGCTGCTGAACACATCTATGTAGCCACCGCCGTCCACGTTGATGTCTGTGGGTCTGAATCCCAAGAACGGGTCTAGATATGAACTTGAGTAGTTGGCATCTAACAGGGCAGGATCGTAAGTTGGAAAACCTTCTGGGCTGATACTGATATTGTCAAACGGATTAATATCATAGTTGCCTACATCATATCCAGTGTTGTATGAAAAGTCCAGGGCATATACTTGAACGCCAGGATAGTTCAACCCATCTATCAACAATGGTAAACTACGGCCAGGTTGGTTAACTGTGGGCAGATAAAAACCTTGTGTTCGATTGATACCGCTCAATATGCTGGCTGGTACTCTACTCCATTCTTCAATGATAAACGGATTGTAAAAATTTACGGGTTCTAACGTAATTGACTGTAACACCGCACGACTAATTGTTACTGTATTGTCAACGTCGTTGATTTGAGTCACAGTTGTATCAGCTGGAATTCCAAGTCCAGTTACAATCATACCTGTGGTTAGTCCTGTAGTTGACAGCACAGTCAATGTGTATGCTCCAGCAGTTCCGGTTGAATCAAGCACGATTGGTGTGTTGATTACTGTGTCAATAGCTTGCCAGACAGTATCGGCAAATCGAACTTGAGTATCTGCAGGATAGTTAGCTATCAAATAGTTCCAATCAGTGATAGTGCTCAAGTATTCATAGCGGTCATACTTGATAGTCATGTTGAATTCGCGCACAAGAGGATTACCCATGTTGGCTCGTGCTTGAGCCCCGGTCCCGCTGTCGCTTACAAATGTTATTACAGGGTTAGTAGAATAACCAGAACCTTCGTTGACAACGTTGACTGCTATCACTTGTAACGAGGAATTAATAACTGCTACCGCCGTAGCCGGTGTTCCAACATAGGTCAATCTAGCTGTTCCGACCAGTTGGCTACCTGTAACAAAGTCCGGCGGAACATCAGCAGAAGTTCCAGCTACAGTTACTGAATATAAATTGGATCCGTAAAATACCTGTTGTCCTACTGTATATGCAGTATTAGCTGTCCACTCAGTTCCAACAACAACTGTTGGTTCTGCGGCATATCCTGATCCGGTAGCAGTGACGCTGATTGATATTAAACTCAACAAATAATTGTTAAACCATTCTTGCCAAGGTGTTGTTGCCCAAATTTCAGCATCAGCTGGTGTGTCTGCAATGTCACTGGCTTGGCCAGTTCCTGTTGCAGTGCTCTTGGTATACGGTAATAAAATCGGACTAACATATTGTGGTATTTCCAACGTGGTATCGTAATATGATGGATTGTCAAAGTCTGTGGCAAATCCAGGATAGTCGTCTTGACCATTATAAACTAAATTAAATTGTTTGACCTGCACATGATATGGCTTGACTTCCTGCAAGTAATCTGACACAAAATCTTGATTGTCTCGGCGATAGGTCGGAAACGGCAATAATGCTCTAATGTCGTGACGGATATTGACAAGGCTGGTTTTCATTAACCAGTCTGGAGCTTGTTCCTCGGTCAGGATAAACTTGAACATTAAAATCAGTAACTGATTCTTAAAAATTGCCAGGTCATCTATGAATAGTTCGTCATTGATTGCCTGTATGATCTTCCGCGTTTCTATTACCGGTTCTTGATCATAGTATTGAGCGTCATATACTTCGGCATCAAACCCAAAACGTCCTGCAGCATAATCCCACAATGTGTTATCAAAAGCAATGGTTCCATCTTGTAGTCCAACACGTTCCCACCCAACTGTGGTTTTAATGTAAATTTCCCATTTATTTTGTGCATTGGCTGTGACTTTGACACTGGCTCCTACGGCCACGTCAAGTGTTACAAGACTTGAATAATTTGGAACTTGGGCAACTGGTGTTGTTGATGAGTTATAACCTAGTTTGTACCAGTCGATGTGATTCCAGTAATTTTTTGTATTGAAATTTTGAATTCTAACCAACTGCGGAACTCTAGGAGCGGCCGAAGCATTGGATTCCAACACAACTTCATAAATTGTCCAAGCGCCATTGTAGGTGCTGTCCGACAAAATCAAATACTTGTATCCCAATGGGACTTGATAAAAATTTTGATAACTCAACTGTTCAATATTGTCCAATAATTTGTTGTATTGTTCACTGCCAGCGGCTGGGATAGGTTCGCTAGAATTTAACAATATAAATCTGCGTTGTTCGACAATGGGCAAATACTTTAGTATTTCGTTGGTTCTTGTCAGGTAGTTTTCTAATGCCATTAAGCGATCAACAAACAAACTTTGACGAGGACTAAATGCTACCCCATACTGTTCAGGAGGACTCAAGAATGGATCTGGAACCTGTGCACCATTTTGATTGTATCCACAGAAACTGTCTTGTAACTTTTGATACAGATTATCGGCAAGGAAACTGGTTGGATCACCGTCGGCAATTAATTGGAATTCAGTATGAATATTGGCATCTGACAATTCTTGTGAAAAATCTACGTGCAGTATAGTGTCAGATGCCGAAAGATATTGCGACCCATTATAGATTGCCACTGTGCTGGCATCAAGTGCAGCAATGTAAGGTATACCACTACTGCGTGGCTCTTCGATATATCTAGCAATACCAGTGGTGCTGAGAGTTTTGCCTTCATTAACGGCAATGGTTGTAATTCCTGAAACCCAGAAATAATAAACAGTTTCAAATGTACCAGTTGCAGTTAAATGAGCTCGTACTGAATAGCTAGTGGTATTTAATGGTGTTCCTTCTCCGGTGTAGGTTGCTGGCGGAGTTGAACTGGCAACCCATTGATAGATATCTACTGTGCTGCTAGGGAATAACTGTCCCCAACGACGGCTAGCATACACAATGTCATCTTGATTTGGGTCAATAAATCGTGCATTTGTAGTATCCCACCAAATTGTTCCTACCCGTTCAGATCCCCAGAAGTTACCAATATTGTTAATCGAGCCAGTGTTATATTGAGCTGGATTTACTTGGCCAATGAAATCAATATTTTGTCTAGCCGCTCCTAATATTTTACCTTGTAATGGATCAATAAAATCAAAGAAATAAGTTTCTTGGCTTTGCAATTTGTTATACATGTATACGCTGTTTAACAACGCAACATCAACCACTGGTTGTTGGCTGTGCAATATTTTCCAAGCAGGCAATCGGTCTGGATTAACAAGCTGCCCAACCCGTCCATAGTTATCAGCTCCGGTTGGGCTTCCTACCAGCAACTTACCAGTGGTATAGTTAACAGCCGCACCCCATTGATCCAGTGGATCTGTCAAGTTATCGTATATTTGTTGACCAAATACAAACTTGCCAGGATTTGTTACAGTATCTGTGGCACTAGGCAAGTAATCAAAAGTATAAACTACACCACTTTCTAAAACAGCATTGAAGAATGTAGTGCTACGGTCATCAAAGTATGTGGTTCCGTTATCAAAAATTACAGCTTCGTACAAATTACCGCGTGGTGCGCCAACAACTAATGTTGACGCTGTTGTGTCGATATTTAGGGCGGCGCCAAAGTTTGCCCCAGCAGATGGGTTTGGACTGGTTATAGTTTGCGTATAGGCATACGTGTCAAACCCAAGATCGTCAAATGCTGTGCCACTTGTTCCGGGCCATACTGTTAATCTGTTGTATGCATCAGCTGCCGCAACATTTACTATGCTAATGGTCAACAAGCCGTCGGCAACTGAGGCGATAACATTGGGTATCTCGGCCGCAACAATTGCCTGTGCTAGTCCGGCCGCTGTATTGTTAGGACCAGCAGGAACTGCTACTGGAGTGTTGTTGATTCTTATCGTATCGCCAGCAGTTAAACTTGGGTTGGCATTAATGGATGTTATTGTTCCATACACGCGAGCTTGATTGACATTTCGTTGTACCGACCCAGCGCCAACTGTAACAGTTCCATCTACAGGAGCACCTGTGTAAATGCTACAATTATTTGGACAAACATCAACTGCGGAACCAAACGCAGATTCATCATAGGGTGCGTCTGGTACTATTTTTTGTACCTGAGTAAAAATATTACTTTCAATTTGTAGTATATCGCCTACATTTAAAGTGACATTTAATAATACATCACCACCAACGACTGTAAATTGTCCATCAATGTATTGAGCAGTGTTGGTCAAATACACATTATTTAAAATCACTGCGACCGGATCTTGATACCCACCTGGCAATGTATAGCTGAGTTGGGTAGTGTCACTTATGATGTAGCGAATTACACTACGATCAAACACATATACAGATCCAGAATTTACACCAGGATCTGATTCGTCATCGCTGGCACCAATTATGATCTGACGACCGTCGGTTGTGGTATGAATACTAGATCCAAATCTCGAAGCTGCAGGGCCTTCAATGGCTGCCATTGGTTGCCAATAAGTTCCAGTTATTACTGTAATTGCATTGTTAAGGCCTGGTGCAGCTGTAAATGTTATTGGATAATCACCCGAAGCAGTAAACGTATAATCAACATCAGGCACCTGTATTACCTCATTGACATATACAATAAAACTTTCAATATTGTCAGCAGTATACAAGTACGGTCCTAGGTCAAATACCGTTTCAATGCCGTCACCGACAAAATCTTGTTGAACTTTCCGAGTTACAATTAATTTTTCGTCTGGTGGTGGAATACCTGCCAAATTAATCACGGTGCCGGCTACGCTATAATCAGTACCAATGGTCAAGAGATTATTGTTTAATACCACGGCCAATTGTAATTCGTTATCAAATTCAATTATGCCACCTATATTATAAACTTGATAAACGCCAGGGGTAATAAATTGTGCTGATTGCCCAGGTATAGTTACACGACCATAAGGATAAACTTTATTTTGTCCTGGTGCTGAAACATACATCCATTGCTCGTCTTGGCTTATAGCGACACTATATCCAAATTCAGCATTGCTAAAATCACCATCAGGTGAAGTTAGTAATTGACGTTCTTCAAATGCTGTGCTGCCTGTGGGCCGATATATTGCTACTGCATAACCTTGGTTACTTTTACTTGCACTGGCGCCGGCTATGGCCCAATTTTGATAGCCAATTTGAATAGCATTTCCGAACCCAAGTGTGTCGGCTGCATTTAATAGTAGAATAGAATTTTCAGAATAGTTGTTGTTGTCATCTTTAACATAGGTATAGATGGCACCGGTAGCATCGTCGCCACCGGTTGGAGCTCCTATCATGGCAATAATATTTTGATATCCTTGTGCAACAGAACTGCCATATCCTGAATTAGCCACAGGAAGTGTCGGTGTTACAGCACCAGCATCAATGAACGGATCAGTCTTTTCCAAAACTTCCCAACGCCCGGCACCATTGTCGTCTACCCAAACTCTGGCACCCGGTACTAATGCATCTGTGTAGGGAAGATTGAGCACATCACTGGCCTGGCCAACACGCATTGTCTGTAGGCTAAATCCCAGGCCTGAGCCAGTTACGGTATTTGTTATAGTTAATGCTATAGCAATTGATGTTAGGCCTGGGCGTGCCAAAACACGATACACTCCATCAACTGTGGTATCTAGGAATCTAATTATAACTATGTCACCTACTGCTAGCCCGGGTGGTTGGGTAAATGTTATGATTGTGGTGCCATTGAGATTTGGCGTGGCAGAACTTATATACCCTGGAACTTCTGTGCATCTATACACATTCCAGTCGTAGGCATTGCTCTTTGCTGCCCATACTGTGGTTCCAATTCCGATAGTGTTTAACACACCGTCGGCTAGTCCTAGTTGACCGTCAAGGTCAAATACAGTTATGTCTACATCATTTAAATTTACATATCCTGCGCTGGGCAATGCAGAATCTGCAACTGGCATAAAGGCAGTTGGAAAAATATCTGGGCTTGTTACATTATAACTTTCTCTCCATAAATCTTCATACAGTATGGTCTGATCTGCTACACTAGATTCTTGTGGGGCAACAATTTGTATCATTGCCGGGTTTGCTGTTAGCAATGCTTCGTTGAGACGCATTTCAATAAATTGACGATTGGCATTGGCACCATATATTCCACGCTGGATACCCCAGTTCTCATATACTTGATATTGTGCAGTTTCTTTATTGAGATTGGTATTGGTTAACAATCGCACACTGTTGAGAGTACCTTTGTCTTTGATCAACTGTTGATAAAGATTAACTTGACTTATGTCAGTTAAATTCAAATCAACCATATACTGACGTGGTCTAAATCCAATCAATCCAAAGGCAAATAAATCTTGTTCAAGTTGTAGGTTGGATTGATTGACATCGTAACTGTTGGCCAGTTGGTTGGCCAATAATGGAATATTTTGTAATAGCCCGCCTTGGATTTTAGTGTAATTGCTTTGTGACCAAAGAGATTGATTCCACTGTGTAGAAGGTTGCACAATGTCAAGGGCTTGCCAATAGTTGTTTTTGTAAATGACAATTTCGCCTTTGGTATATTTTTGCAAAGGTTGCCATTCTTTTACTGTTTGTGTGTTGTTGTTTATAAATCCTTGTGCGTCTAACTGTCCGTTCCATTCAGCGGCAACTGTTGCTATAACCGTAACACGGCTTTGTCTTGCACCAGTGGCTGGATCATACAATAGGTCACCAAACACACTGACATTGTCTAAAATAACCAAGCTCTCATAACTGGTTTGGCGTAGCGCAATATAACTTATAGTTTGTTCATTTAAACTGTTTACTCTAAATGTGTTCTCATAACGATCTATCACCAACTGAGCCGTAGGAATTGTAGTTCTGTTTTGATCTAGAATTAAATTTTCTGGGGTTTGTGTAACAATTGAATCAACCACCGCTTCAGGGGTAATCAAGGTCAACTGTTGAGCTGTGGGATTTAAACTGATCACACTGCCGGTCATCCATCCTTGGTTGGCCCAATACAAATATTCCTGGACCATTTGGTTCCAGTCTAGTGTTTTACCGTTCTCTCTGGCATCAAAAACTAGACCTTGACTTTCTAACAAGGCGCCGTAGCTCAACAAGAAGTCGGCCACAACCGTTTGATTAGTAAACACATATCCATACGGTACCTGCACAATGTTTTGACTGTATGTAGTTGGCACAGTAACTCTGGTACCGCCAGCGGTAATAACCCGTGTTGGTCCTCCAGTACGGCTGGCTAATATTTCAAAGTATGGATTGGTTAAACTATATCCAGTAACCGACCATCCACCTGCAACAACTTGAACAATAACAGCACTGTATAAAGTTTGACTGAATGGCTGGTTCTTGTATACCAATAAATTGTAACTGTTGTCCGGGATCAGCAGACTACTGTTTGTGCTGTCAGGACTGGCTGTTTCTGCAATAATTTCAAGGTATTGTTTGTCTGTGAATGTGCCCATTCTGTAGCACAGTCTTACGTCTAGTAGAGACAAGTCTTCGGTCAGCTTGTTGGTCGAGTTAACTCCCAACTGACGGTTATAGTCAACAATCCAATCAATGTAACTGGCTTTACTAAGGCCATTACCGTACACTTGCACACCATTGGCATCTAGTCTATAACGTTGATTATATAAGAATTGTTCAAGGTCTACATCATACTTGTAAAGATCTCTATCAGCAAATAAGCTAAAGAACTCAGCTGGGCGTGTGAGTGCCAACAATCTCATAACCGCAAACGGAAATGCCGAACTGGTACGCCAAGTGTATTCGACTGGTCCTTCGTCGCCGAACACCCAGCTCTTTTGCCATTGGCTTGAATCGTATTGCCCTACTACACTGAAGAACGGGCTTAATAATCGGCCTTCCGTGTCAACAGGTATTACTTGACTCAACCCAGGTCTTGCATATTTAGGTAGGTAATACGTACCAGCAGGATCTGCTACTTTTCCAGCGGCTAGATCGTCCCACAACACCAAGTTACCCGAGGTATAAGGAGCAGGACCATACACTTCAGTCCACCAGGTGGGCTCTTGACTAAACCCTAACATTTCCCACGGTGTAGTCTGAGGAGTTGGCGTGTCGTAGAAATATTGATAAATGCCGCGCCAAGCGCCAACCGGCAGAGGTGGTTCATTGGAACTGGTTGAGCCGCTGAGTCTATTACCTGCAGCACTGTAATTCCATGTAAATTGATTTGAAGAACTATATGTTTGTTCAGAATAAGTCAGTTTATTCCAACCCAACCAACTCAAGAAGCTGGGTGCTAATATTTGATTGATCTCAGAAAGACTATAACCAGTTGATCTGAACTGTCCGGGTGTAACATCAGTTATGGTCAATGGTATATCTGATTTAATTTTTAAGTTGTTAAAAATTCTAGTTTCAAATTCCAGCAATAGTTGATCTCTAAAGTCTCCAAAGGCCAATGTAAGGCTTCCGTCGTGTCCTTGGATAACCAGTTGTGGATTATCTACTGTAGAATTAACATACGTGTAGTCAGGGTAAATTTTGGGCTGGAACGCAGGATACAGTCCTAACTTGGTAGGAGTATTGGGAACAAACGTTCCATAGGTAGTGGCATATTCCTGGATGACGATTACATCGCCTACTGCCAGCGGCACAGTTATAGTCAGTGTCGGAGTGTCGGTGCTGACAACGTAGTCATAACCAAATTGTAAAAGGACGTCATTGACATAGACCAATACACTTTGATAGTTTGAACTGGTAAAGTTGTAGGTCGTATTGAGATTAAATGTTGGTGTCGAAATTAGTGAATAAGTTGTTGTGGTTGCGGTATATACTGGATTGGCCGGCAACATATCTGTCCAGTAAAACGGATTTGTTTGTATACGTCCAGCAATTAACTGCGTAACAATGTCTGTCAGCATTGCTGGAATTGTGTAATTTGTATAATCTGTGGTTACTGCGGCATTCAGCAGTTGTGCTTTATACTGTTCGTATTCTCTACTGCTGTAGGCCAATGAATCAAAAATATTGTATTGTTTTGATCTCATGAAATAACCAGCCAGGGTCATTGGCGCACTATTTTGTATAATGTTGGTGCCGTAAGGAATAATGTTACCCAAGTCTCGGGTATTATTATTACCATTGATTGGGCCAACCAAACCTAATAGGTTTTCACAGATTGATTCGTAGTGTGTTCTAGCAGTGCCTACTGTAAAGTAAGGACTATTAACGTTGAGTGGATTGTTTTCAAGATTAATAGGAACTTGATAAAATGCCACTTTACTGGCCTGGTCACTCAGCACAAGAACTTCAATAATGTCACCCGTGGCAAACGCTGTGCCATTGTTGTAGCTGGCATCCGTCCAGGTTATTGTGGTACTGTTAGAGGTGGTTGATACTGAATATTTGTAGGATTCTTGAAACTCGCTACTCACATATAATTGAATGCCTGGCACAATTGTGTTAGGTAATGCAGCCACATCAAGTTGTAATGGGCGGCCATCATAACTGAATTGGAATTGCTGTCTTGCCCGGCTTGGAACCGCTGCAGTCTGCCATCCTAGTTCACGGGTGTAGGTAACTCGATCCTGGTACTGTCGAACAAACCCTAAACTGACATTTTCAGTATAGCCCACACTATCTACAGTGTAGTTAAAGATGTCAGTGTATAAGTTATTGTCAAATACTATGTCACCAATGTTGGACAAACTTAAATATTTAATGGCAAACCCTAACACAGGGTCTTTGCCATTGGTTGATGGAGCATACGAAAATAATTTAGATCCTGTGAAATCACTGCTAGGATATACAACAGGATCAGAAAAACTCACACCATTGGAATCATACACATCAAACAATGGGGCTTGATTAGTTGAAGTCTTTTGTTGACTGCGAATCCAGTTAACTCCGTCAAACCAAAAACTCAAACCTTGTAGCGTGTTTCCGCTAAGACACACCACACTATTATCAACCACTATGTCACCGTCAACAGCTGGTACTAAATTAATCACTGGTTCAGACATTAACGGAGGAACAGTGTCAGGTGTGATAAATTCTACCACATATATTGTATCACGCACATCTGGATCAAGGTCGGCGGCAAATATAATACGACTACCGTTTATTAAGTCATAGCCGTCGATTCCGTAACCAGTGCTTCCGTTGACTGTGCTAAATGCATCGGTATTTGAAAAATCAATAATGTCTACAGGCTGTTTGCCTTTGGTACCAAAATCAAATAACCGAGTTCCACCTCGAAATTCCAATATAGGACGACGGGCTCGTAGCGCATTGTCTATAATCAATACACTGTTGTTGTAGGCAGCTGTTTGTTCAATTACGCTAATATGGAACCAGCGGTTACTTCGTGTCCATGGATTTGAATCCGGACTTGATCGATTTATGGTCAAATAATCTGGCAGTGCAGGTTGATTTAAACTGGCATCGTAGTTGCCAAAATCATAAAGAGTGCTGTCGTACGGCACCGAACTGCTTTGTGTATAGGTTTCGGGTGTTACAAATTCTGTAACTGGCAACAACTGTATGGCTGTGCCGACACCTTCAATATAATAACTATTTCCTTGATACGTGGCCGGTACAACTGATCCAATGAACTGAACTTTAAGACCATTGGTAAACACCACACCATTGGGACTAGTATAATTTTTCTTACCAAGTATATCTGCAATGTCTAGAGAGGCAGAGGCACTTTGGTTGATGATATTTATTTCACCAAAGATACCAGGATCGATACCATCCTGATAATATAATCTATTTCTTGTTGCTGCCAACAGCGGAATTTGTTGGAAGGCTCCAGTATTATCTTTATACCAGCTGGTGTTGGAATATACTGTGCCAAATTGTATGCTAAATTTATACAAATCTGGTATGTCGTATACGCTGGTCAACCGCATATACTGACCACCGCCTTCGGCGGTTATGTATTGTATTTGCCAAACACTACGTTGAATTGCTACGTCTGTAATTGGTGTAGTTTGATCAAACTCTAAGCTGTCAAAAGAACCCGGGCCAGCCAATACAGGATCTTCGGGCGGTGCTGTTCTAACCAACGGATCAAACTGTGACTTGATCAACCAGCCACCTGTATCAGGATCAGGATCAGGTTCTGTGAATACTATAGTTCGACCGTTTAAATTTGTAATGCCGTCAATGCCGTCAGGGTAGTTAGATAAAAACTGATCAACAAACACATTGTTGAGCTGGTCAAATTGCAAATTGGTTATGAGACCCACTTGCCCGTTGTTGGTATCAATATAAGGAAGGTCATAATAAAAATCTTGGGCATCACTTAGTGGAACCGCAAAAGTTACCGTGCCGAGATCAATGCCGTTATTGGTTACGCCATTGACTGGGCCAAGTCTACTACTAATGTTGGGTGTGCTGGGTATGCGACCATTTACTCCAGGGTCAGTTTGAATCCAGAAATCAGGGCCAGTACCAGGTATGGCATCCACAATTGTAAACACGCCTTGCATGTTCATCTGTGTAGAATTGTTGTAGTATAGCGTATTAGGTGCATTCTGCGGCACCGTAAAAGTTATTGTTCCAGTGGCAGCACCGTTGTTGGTTACACCTTCGGTGAACAAGTTGTTAATGCCCAGCGTCTGTTGTGTCTTGATAAAAAATGGCAATGCTGGAGTAGATACCAGTGTAAATGTGTAGGTGTTGCCACGGGTCAAAGTCAACGTAGGATTGTTTTCGTAATCAATTACCCAAGCACTGGTGCCTTGATTTGAAACACGAAAATTAACACTGCTGGCATCATTTTGAGCTACCTGGAATGTGTAACTGCCGCCACGAACCAATGTCAACGTAGGATTTTCACCAGATACACCTGTGAATGTATAAGCACCATCGGCTCTAGTGACTACAAAATTGTCAGTGGTGGGCACAGCTCCTGTAAACACATCAACTGCATTTGGTCCGCCAGGTAACCAATAGTATTGTGCATAGTTTACATACTTGTCAAAATCTACAAAAGGATCCCAGGCATAATATTCGCTGGTATACAGTTGGTCAGCATTCTGAGTAACAGCTCCTTGCAGATTTAAAGCATCAGTTATGCCAGGATATGTTATAGCATCAACAACCTTATTACTATCAGACGGATCAATTTGAACTACACCAGGCTCAAGTTGATAGTTGGTTCTAGTTGCCGTGGGTTCAGCAACATAATAGTCGCCTGGAATAACTCCGGGACCAACACGGCGGCCAACAAATCCTTGTATTTTTTTAAGCTGGGGTTCCTGGATCAATTGATCCAGGGTAGCAGCTAAAACTTGTCTGTTGGTAGAGGTCTGAAAGATCTCTGGTAAGAAATCTACTGATCTGGTGCGAGCCATTAAATTACTCCACTGCCGGGAGCAGTTCGTATATTCGTACTAGTTAATGCAGTGATAACTTCAACGTTTTGCACAGTGGCTCCATTTACAAATATTTGGTTGGGGGCACAACGAATTTCATATAAACTTCCAAAATACTTATCCTGATTAAGCGGCACTAAAACTACACTGCTAACAATGCCAGATAATCTGTCGTGCAAGAAGCCTGACAATTCTGAGAAGTAGAAGGTGTCACCAAAGTCCCACAGATCTAAACTAAAATATTGATTGAGATATTGAACTACCAAGTTCTGAATCTCACTAGTGCTGGCTACGCTCTGTGCCGCACGGATCACTTTGATTGTTGCTCGAAGTTCTGGCAGTGCCTTGGCTCCAAACAATGGTTGGAATTGCACACTGTTCATGATCATTGTGTCTGACAACATTTTATAATTGTTTAATCCTGCATAGGCTGTGTTTAAAAAATCAAGAGTTGGTGGCTGAGGCTCTGTAACCGTGTTTGTAGTATCTTGAATATAATTTGTATAGGCAATATAGTATTCGTTAGTGACCACATACACATCAATGATGTTGGTAGTGCCAGGATCAATTCTGTTGGTCAATGGACTGTTGTGTCTGTATTGGAAAAACAAGTTTTGGCGACCAGTTTGAGCAATGTATTCATCGGTTGATACCAACGAACGAACGCCTGTGGCAACGTCCGCCACCAATATATAAAATGCCTCATCTGTGTAGGTGTAAAACACTTGACCAGGTGTATATTCCGGCATGACCACCAACACATCGTTTTCTGTGGCATACTGACTGTTGACTATGCCTGAATCGATCAACACGTATCTTTGCAAATTGTCAAAATCTACAATGCGTTTTAAAAATACCCAAGGACTTGTAGCTGATGCAGGATTGGGTATGGGTCCAATAATCTCAGAGAAGAAATCTGGATTATCGGGTACACCATCGTTGTTTCTGTTAGAAAAAGAGACCAACACTTGATAATCATCAACTAGCCCATCGATTTGTATAGGTTGTCCTACTATTTTGGTTATAATATCTGACCCTAGTGGCAATGCCGATGTGGGCTGACTGTTGGTTTTTAATACATTTACAAAGTCACTAATAGTTGTTCCAGTTCTACTGTCATACACCAGCTGATCACCACTAAAGAAAAATCTAGTTTGAGTTACACTTCCAAAATAATAATCAAGCGCACGGATACTAACAGTATAAAATCCGCTGTTAAACACAAACTCAACAAACCAACTTGCATCTAATCCTGCACCAGATGTGTTGCCGGCGTAGGCCTGACTCCAGGTGGCATCAACATTTAAATTTGTTGTGGTTATCAGATACCATGTGCCGGCTGTTCCTGTGATTGTTCCTAAGCTATCGTAACCCAGACCAAAATTTCTTTTTAATGCAATTTGTTCAGCCATGCTGGTTTGTAAACTTGTTGGCAATTCTTTAACAAAAATAGGTATAACTTGAACTGCTACAGCACCAGTGGGCACATACTGGTTTATTATAACTGGACCCAATCCACTAGGCAGGTTACCTTGTCCTTGATTGGTTCCGTCAAGGTATATTTCCAACGGGCTAGACCAAATGGTAAGTTTTTCATCTGCTAAAGTTGGCGAACCAACTTGTAATCGATTGTTGGCATCAAAATAATAACCAGCAGGTGCAGCAAATTTTACAAGACTGCCCACAGTGATGTATTGAGCGTTGGATGTCGAAGTGCCGTTGATCGGCACAGGATTTCCTAAGCTGTTTACAAAATAACCAGTGGCACTACCGGCTTGGCTTGTGCTGAGACGCCAGCTGATAGACAATGAAGTCAAACTGGCTCTTGGAAATTGTGCGTAATAAAATTGTTGTGCTTGGCTTTTGGCCAACAAAGGTTGAACTTCATTTAAAATAACACTGTTGGTTTCGTTGGTTGTTTGTGTAATAAACTGGAAGGTAGGTAAACTGTAATTTTGATATAGAGCGCCATCACTGCTAAAAGTGTTGGTGCTGGAATATTTGCCAGTGTTGTCTACTAGATCAAGATAACGACTAACTCCAATACTGGCGCGATTTAATGCTTTGCTTTTTAAAATTGAATTGTAGGCTGTATGCGGAAAGTTATTGTAATCTTCACCATTGACCATACGATTCTGTGTATAATATCTTGCAGGAGCATTGTTTTTAATTTGTGCAAGAGTCTCACGTGGTTGTGCATTTGATACTGGTGTTGTAATACCACAGGTAAATGTCAGCGTTTGCAATTGTCCAGTGCGACTTACATAGCTGATGGGTATAGCAATGCTTTGCATTTCTTGTGGATTGATAATGTATTGCAATCCATTACTTGCACGAACATAGTTGCGGAATGTTCCAACCGGAATGTCGCTAAACACGCCGTCACCAAATGTTAAAGTTATTTGATCGTTGGTTCTACTGGTCACACTAAACAAAGGACGGCTTCCAGGAGATGTTTGTTCTGCGGCAGCACCATAAACACTAGGAACATAGGTCCATTCAGTGGCAATGCTACCCACGTTGTCCAACTGATACAACCAAACATCAGTGTTGTTGACACCTTCAATGTTGATATCTACTGTTCTATTGCTCACACGATCGGCCAAGTTGAAATCTTGATTTTGTAGTGTGCCTTGCTTGAACAGGAAAAAATATCCAGTATTGGCACTGGCAAAGCCCAATTGATCATTACGGAACAGTATATTGAATCTGCCGCTGGGTTTTGGGCTGGGCTCGTATACATAGTCTTGTCCAACAATGGTAGAAGTAACTGCCTCAAATGGCATGTTAATGCCATCCACGGTGGCAGTATACGGCACCACGGGCAAGTAGCCAGGCACAAGATTAATACTGTATTCAGCAGTGTCAACTCCGAGAATTGTTGCTCGTGCACCTGGAACGCCCACTCGTTGAGCATCAATCAACGCAGCATTAATAATTGCTGTAAACTGTTCTTGCCAACTAAAGTTTGTAGGGTCTGCCCAGTTAACTGTTACGTTGGCCAGGTCAATACCATTGACATCAGTTACATCTTCTGTCGTTGATACCGAAAATACTTTGAGATAACCACTTGCTTCTATGTTGCGTTTAGGAGTATAACTGACCAAATTGGCCAGGCGAACCACACTGTCTCTACGCTCAGCACTATCAATGTAGTTTTCACGTGTGTTTAGGTCAGTGCGGAATGCCAAACTTTGACCCATAAAGGCCATAACGTCTAGTAACGCAATAAATTCTGAACTTTCAATGTAGTCATTAAAAGTTTCTGGATAGTATAAACGTAGATAGTCTACAAAACTTTTGCGTAGAGTTTCAAAATCATAGCTTTGAAAGTCAGCCTCTTGATAGGTTTGATAGATTCTTTTCCAATCTTCAACGCCAAAAATTACTGTTTGTCTTGTAGTAGATGCCATAGTGATCCTGTATTCTTGTATTTATGGAAATCAAAAACGGCGCAGTTAAACGTAACTGGCTCGACGTTGTTGTTGATTAAAAAATATGCTCAACTGTTGTGCTGTGGTGTTGGGCACTATGGCCAGTTGTACCTGTATTAATATCCCGTTTTCCTGTGGGAAAACCTGTGTGTCCGCTATTTGTATGCGTGGATCATATCCAGCAACACGTTGAATTTCATTTTCTATTGCAGTAACTAGTGCAGGTGATTGGTTTTCAAATAAATTTTCCCACAAAGTAGTGCCAAATTGTGGACGTCCTGGCAGTTGTCCTTGTCTAATGTTTAATCCGTTTAACAAGTCACGTTTGACCAAGTCTTCATCTAATAATGTAAACTTTTTATATTGATCTTGAGTGTTAAATCCAATAAATGTCGGCATAATCTAGTATTTAACCTTGTCTTGATCCGCGCGAAAAGCGGAAAGTGCCATCATCGTTATTGCTTGGCGGTATAGCAATGTCTATATTTCCAACTGCGGCTATTAACTCAGCTGCCGCAACTGACGCAACAACATCAGCTTCTATGGCTATAATGTTGGCATACTCTAATGTGGGTATTTTAGGATTGTCAATAGTATCTGCAACTGCTTGGTCAATTTGTGTTCTAACTACTGTGTTGTCAGAACTTGGAGCGGTTGGGGCCAACAGTAATTCATCACCGTAGGTAGCAACAAAATCCATGGCATAAATTCCTTGTCTGCCAGCAATTTCTATCGCCGCAGACAAATCAGAACTTGCTGTTCCTTGTAAGTAATCAACAACCGCATCGACTCCATATCTTACCGCAGGTTGCAAGAAAGCGGAAATATATCTAGCCGGTTCGTTGCCAACGATTACTTCGTAATTAAGTAACCCTTGATATGCTCCATCATACAGTGCCGTTTGAACTTGTTCTTGCAAGATAGGAGCGTCTAGATAGTCGGTTAAACTATTGATACTGTATGCTCCGGTCCACGCAGCCGGAGTGTTTAATACAATAAGAGTCAAAGTAGGATCGGTTATAAGATCCAAGGCCGCAGGTTTTATTAGTCCAACCAAAACCAAATTAGCCGGAGTTTGCCCGTAGAGACCTATTCCTCTAGTGGCGATGTCGGTGCCAGCATACACCGCTTCACCATTGGTGGCAATGTACCAGTCTGGTAATAATTCTCCAGTGGCATCAACTGACGTATAGGCGGCGGCAGCACGTGCCTGTGCTATCAATGCTGTAACTTGTCCTGTGGTTAAGATTGTGGTCATGATGTTGTCGGTACTGTTTGAGTTGCTGGTTTTGTTCCAAGGAATTCAGCTTTGTTAACTGGCGATATAACTGGCCTTGTTGCGATTCTGTTGAATGCTGCTTGGGCCAATTCAGTATTGCTTCCTACTCGTGGAACTGTGACCGTACTAGTCGAAGTCGCTGAAGCAACGGCATTGGCTGATGTATCATTTAAGTTGGTAGTGACATCAACTCCACTGTTGTGTCCTTTGAACGGTTCGTGGGTAGGAGCTCTGGTAACAATAGTTGGTAATACTCCGGGCTCAGACACCCAACCTTTATTGGCTACCCATCGCGTGTCGGGCAGTTTGAATCCGCTCATGCTGGCCACTGGACTGACTGCCGCGGCAGATCCGCCATTTAAGTTAATAACTGATGCCTTGAGATTTAAACTTGATCCAGCATTCCAACTGCCAGATTTACTTTGTAATGACAATGCGCCGTCACTTCTGATTCCAATCCGAGTTTGCCCATACATAGATATTGCCTGGGCGGTACTCATGGTAATACCTGCGACTCCTTCTAACTTGAGTTGGGCATTGGCTTTTAATTTAATACTTCCACCGGCATACATGTTAATATCTTTGTCGGCGTGTAAGTTTAATGTGCCTTGTGTTCTTACGTTAACTGAGTTGGTGCTGTAAAGATCTATAGTTCCGTTTTGCCCTAACTCAATCCAACTCTGTCCATTGGCGTGGCAAATATAAAAACAATTGCCATCGTCGCTCATGGTTATCTGATGGCCTTTGGCTGTGCGTATACGAACCAGGGTATCTTTGCCACCTAGGTCGCCATCGTCCATGACCAAGGTGTGGCCACCCATACGACCAATTATCACTATGTCTTGTGGTTTAACTGCGCCTGTTTCTAACTGTTTCTTGATAGTTTCTGGTTTTAATCCGCCCTGATATATTGGCTTTCCTGGAGTGCTGATTCCATATACCGAACTAGGACTTTCTCGTTGACTACTGCTTTTGATAGGTCCACGAACAGTATCAGTGATTAATCCTTGTTGTAGAAATGTGCCAGCAATGACACTTTGCACTGGTTTCTGTTGATCATAAAACTTGGGATTCTGATTAATGCCGACGTTCAGTTCGTTAATTTCTGTTACTGGCAACTGTGTAGCATCACCAAATAGCCCCGACGCTTTGGCTGTGCTTGATAGTGCATATTCTTTTGTGTCTACTGCACCAATTGCTGGAATCATACGATTGATTCCATTTACTGGCACACACCCTACATAGAAACCTTTAGTAGGATCGCCTCCTACAAAGAAACACAATACTTGAACTCCAATGTCCGGCGGTGTAAACCACATGCCATAGCTGTTACTATTGCCAGGATATGTGCCGGCTCCTGCACTGGTTCCTAACGGTGCTGTTGCTCCGTAAAAAGGCGGACAATAACTCACTGTGCGCCACAAACTAGGATCACCTAGATTAGGTGTGCCGTCTTTATTGGTAGCACCAAATTGATCAATATACACTTGTAGTCGTCCACTACGGGTAGTATCTACATTGTTGACCACTGTGCCAATAAACGGACCCATTTCCGCAGGCATGCCACCACGATCAAATTTGTAGTTCTCTGGGCGACCTCGACTTCTTTGCGTATTCTCTGACATGCTTTATCCGAAAAAATCATTTAAGTCTGCTGGTGTGCTTTGTGGAGCATCCAACAGACGTGGTGTTTCATTGTTTCCGGCAGACAAATATTCACTGGTTGATGCCGAATCACCTGAATCATCTGTGCCTGCCATAGTCTGATTACTTAGCGGGTTTACAACTGGTGGCCTTTCAATGTCTGCAATTTGCGGTATGCCTAATCTAGCACGAATATAAGGATCAGTAGGGTCAGCATTACCTAAAGCCGCTATTTGTTCAGCGGTCAATCCATAGTATGGATCTAATACAACAGCTGCTCCGGCTGTGTTCACTGTGTTGTTTAATTTTGATGGCGCGGCAAAAGTCCTGTTTAATAATCCTATTACCTGACTGCTGCTGGTAGGCAGTCCTGGTAGGATAGATGGCCTGGTTGACTGACCGCCTAATACGTTTTGTGCCAAGAAATTTACAGCGGCGTTTGTTGCTGCGCCAACTGCGCCATTGACCGTGGTTGGTATCCAAGCCGGCATTGCAAATCCGCCAATGGCTGCAGTTGCAGAAGCACCGACTCTGCTAGAACTCAAAGCAGTAATGGCCTGTTGTTGAAGAAATTCTGTAGCAGCTGCGGCCGCAGCATTGTCTGCTGTGGTTTTTTCTAGCAGTATACTGCCTTTGATTTCTTGTGTAAATTTACCTTTGGCAAAAGTGCTATAACATTCTTTGGCAATAAATGTTCTGTTAATTGCGGCTGGTCCGCCGGCGCGACCAGTTAGTGCAGTAGCATCAGTGCTGGCACCGGACGTTGAAGAAACTGCTTGGCCAGTAATTGTTTGTAATCCAGTGTTGAGATTATAGTCATCAGCTGAGTTGAATGCAATACGGTACAAAATTTGTCCAGCATCAAAATTTATTGTGCCATCAGCTAAAAAAGAACTGAAATAATCAGAACTACCAATTGGGCGTCCAACAAATGCTTCCCCTTGTTGTAACCAGGCCGGATCACCTACAATGGTTATTGAGCTTTCTTTAAAGTCTGCTGGATTAAACAATTGTTCAGCAGCATTGGCCACAGGTTCATTGGTTTTGCCATCGGCACCTTGACTGCTTTCTGTGCTTCGTGTTTGATGACTTTGTTGAATTTGATCTTCGGGTGCCGTTCCTGACCCTGCACCTGCTTTGTTAAAATTGATACCAGTCAAGGTTAGGTAATATAGATTATTCAAGGTTTCTTCGTAATTTAATACCGAAGTGTTTTTACCAGTAAACCAATAGTTGTATTCTTTTTGCACTCCTGTAAAAGTTGGTTTAGGAAAGTATTGACTGTTGAGCTGTGCAATGCGGTATGGACTGATGATGTATTTGATATTATAGGCAAAGTCATTTCGCTTGGGGTCGTACTTGTCAAATTGCGGTGTGGCCTGAAGATTGATTTTGAACCAGGCTACATTTTTTGCGGCTGTTCCATTGCTTAATAGTTGTCCAGTTTTTTGATCATAGGTAACCAACTGTTGGTCTTCAAGATAAGAACTATTACGAACAATTTGATCCAGCAGTTGCACAATCTGCATACCAGCTGTTGCACCTTGCGTCCGACTGTTGGTGTCTACACTTTGTTTACTACCTAACTTTTGATCAGCAGCTGTTGTGCCAACAGCGTTACTAGTTTTACTTCGATCAATGTTTCCTGGTTTTTTTACCTTGGCATTTTTTAATGCTGCAGTGGCAAACTCCACAGAATAAACATCTGGATAGGTGTACGGAAAGTCAGCACCAGGACCCGATAACTCACGTTGATAATTGTTTAGTGCAGTTATTAGTCCTTGACGAATAGTTCCTCTTGAAATTACAGCAGCATTGGCTGGAGCTGGAGGATTACTTGATCCTTCTCGATCTCGTTCTTCATCTTGACGATTTGGATTGTTTGCGACATCTAAACCGCCATTTATTAAATCATTCACAGATTGGCCGTTAAGTTCAATATTGTAAGGAATAGATCCACGTTTGGAACCCACGTTGATGTTGTAATGCACTCCAACGGCCTTGACATCATATTCGACCAATTTGCTACCTACTTTAAATTTAATGTCTTTGATTTGGATTGGGAAAAATTTTTCTACAAACGCATTGGCATCTGTATTTGTGTTGGCACTGTTGAGGTTGCCTGGTGCACCTCTGACCAAGTTGCCATTTTGATCGTAGCCATAAAATCGTATGACCATTAGATATACAATACTGGACAAACTTTTTTTAGTTGCTACATCTGGATAAAATTGTTGCGCCGCTTTGGTCAAGTTAGGAATAAGAGTGATACCAGTGGGCTCGGTTATGGTAAAGTCTATATCAACCACATTGTGACCTGATCCTGTTCCTTTGCCCATTATTTTAGATTGCAGTTTAACTGTTTCAATGTAATAATCGTTTCCAAAATAGGGTGTTCGACTTCCTGTAGGAATGCCTGCACTTTGCATTAACAGCGCACAACCGGTTAGATTTTTTCTCCCAGTGGCGACCATAGTTGTATAGGCTTCTTTAGTAGTGAGATAAAGAGAAACACCATAGGTGTAACTGGCGTATTGATCCAACACATTTGGCAAGGGTGTTATTGGTGAATTACTGAAAATTGTATTGATTTCTTGTTGCGTCGCATTTGGAGTTTTTGCTTGGCCAGAATCTTCACCTGGTGCACCAACACCTATTTGTGTATTGGCCGGAGGTGCGGCCAAATCAGGACCTGGAATTACACCACTGCCTTCACGATTTATATCTAGTCGTCTAGGATCGTTGGCCGCATAAGCTGCCGAGCTCTGACCACCACCTGTGCTGGTAGCCTGTGTTTGACTAAGTGGTCTGGTTGGTGCATCAAGTCCTTGATTCACATTAGGAGTGCCTGCGGCAGAATCACCCGGAGGGATAGCATTAGTGCCAGATGTAGTGTCAGGTGTAGTGGCCACTCGACCGTCGGGTCGCAGGACTTGTTGTGGGTTATCTGGCGACTGTGGTAACGATCCTGAGGCCGTAGCCAACTGGTCTTCCCTGACCAAGTTTCCTGAGCTGGCTGTAGAAAGTGCGCCTGTGGTAATGGCATTGGCAATAAATTGTTGACCGCCTTGTGCTACAAATTGAGCATAGGCCTGTGCTTCTAATGTTCCAGGAGCAGCCCCAGAATATGTGTCATTGCCCAGTTGAATGCTCAACTGGATCGCCGTCATCTGTTTTAAAGACAAAGGTTGCCCTGGTATATAAATTTCGCCGCCAATCAAAAGTTGTGTGGCCATGTTAGAATCCCAATGTATCGCGCAGTGTGTTTATGGTAGGAAGATAAATGGTAGTTCCTGCTTTGAAATCCAGAGGTGGTGCTTGTAGCGTGTTGGGATTGCGTTGATAAAATACCCACCACAAGGTTGGTGTTTGATACAAGTCAAGTGCCAATAGATCTGGCCTATATTGATAGGTTAAATTTATCACCATCTGCTGATCGTCTGGCAGTTTTGGTATAGGCCTGTTGACCATTGGGTTAAGATAGAACTGTGTGTAGCCCGTGGTAAAATAAGGACTAGTTGAGTCGTATGTATTGGCCATTACCAGAATCCTCCTTTAAGCAAGTTACCATTGGCAAAACCTCTGAGACTAAATTGTTGACTGACTTGACTGCGTGTCTGCACTGGCAATAACACCAGGCTCATTTCCATTTTGGTAGGAACATAGGTAGGGTTGCCAGCGGCCAAGCTGCCTTGTGGTGCAAACGGTGCTGTTACAGCACCTGGAAAAATCTTCTGCCCAAGACTGGAGAGCCGTTGAATCGTACTGCTTATTGGATTGCCCAAGGTTGTTTGTCTAGTGCGAGCGGCCAATTGGTTACCACCATTGACCACAGTGCTTTGGGCACGAATATAGTTGACATCTGCGGGCAAGTTGTAGTTGAACTGTGACACCAAGCAAGGATGTCGATTAAACTGAAAGTCTCCTAGACCACTTAAAAATACCAGTGGTGGAGGTGTTCCGCGTTGTGCATCTTGTCCGTAGAACATTTTAGTAACTGATCTAAAAAAGTGTATGCAGGCCAGCATATAATTGGCCTCAACTGTGTCTTGAGCTGTAAATGTGGCTTTGATATTGATTCCGTCTATGTAACTGTTCTGATAAAAATAACCACGATAGTTACTGTGTGTAAGGTCATACTGAGAATAATTTGCCCGGTATGCTGTGTCTATTGTTGGTGTGTATGGAAATATTACTCCGTCGGTGTCACGCAGAGGCCAAAGCAATGGACCGCAGTCGGGTGCGTTATACAGATAGTCCGATGCGTTTGCCAACTGCAATCTTACACGCCAGTCGCCGGTGGCCGCATTGTTGTTGCTTTGCACTCGGGCTGTTTGTTGATTTTGTGCTTGTCTCAATAGTCCTTGAGCTCTTGCGGCGGCATCAGCAATGGCAGTTGTGACTGCTGTGCCACCTGGAATTAAACTTGCGGCTGCAGCCAACGCGGCGGCGGTTGATAGTGGAGGTGTTGCCAGGCTTGGATCGTTGACTGTGCCCGGAGTGTTGGCCTTTACTATTAGATTGTTAACAGCGTTAGATGCTGGTGCATCACCAGCATCAACAAAAGTTTGATCTTGGGCTGTAAGAATTGCTTGTTGTTCAGTAAGACCGCTGGCTACAATCTGACCTGTTTTTTCATTCTTGACATAGTAGGTGCCTTTTTCTGGATCTCGCCCAGTGACGTAGCCAACATTGCCAGCGGCGTTGTCAGTTGTAGTAGGTATCAATGATCCATTGGCATCAACTGGTAGTCCATCGCCATTGACGTATCCACCAAAGCCATCAGGATATACATTGCCGAATCCTTCGCCACTTTGGTTTGTATTGACTGATACAGCATTTGTAGTTGGATTCGGCGTTGCCCCTGTTTCATTAACTCCATAACCTTCCAAGGTAGTTGGATCCACTGTGGCTTGAACTCCAAATCCTTCTAGGGTGGTTGGATCCACTGTGGCTTGAACTCCAAATCCTTCTAGGGTGGTTGGATCCACTCTAGAATAAGCAGTTGATGGCGCTGGGGGTCCAACAAATCCTGGAGTACCAGGAGTGCTACTAGATATCGCAAAAGCACTGCTGAGAGATCTTGTGGTGGTGTTGATTGCTTGGTTAGTATAGGGTTGCAGTGCTGGTGGCACTACCGAGGCCACAGCTTGTTTTACTGTGTTGGTTGCCAAGCTGATTGCTGTGTTTTGTACCTGATTGACTAGACTGTTGGCAATACTACTTGGATTTGGTAAAATCTTTGAAAGACTTGGAAAACTTGATGACAGACTTGGTAGACCAGAAGTAAGACTGTCTATAGATGGAATATTGCTAGTTATGCTTGAAAGGCTTGGAAACTCTGATGTAAAACTACTCAATGAATCAAAGTTGAAACTGGGAGCCAGTGTGGTTACATCTGCAGGAATAATGTCACCAATGAAGTTAGAATCAAACCAGCTCGAGTCGCCAGCAAAAGTGCTGACTTGTTCTTGTAGTTGATTAAAACCGTCAGACAAAAATTCTTGGCCGTTTTCAATGATGTTGGATGCTACTGCAGAGGCTTCTGTGGCAAAACCGGCTAAGTCTTCAACGCCCATATTCTATCCTTGTTAGTCCTAATACAGTTCGGCCAACACTGTTGGATCTGTTTCAGTTGTTGCGTGAACACAATACCAGACTGAATCTGCCAGTGTGTAGATAGTGTAACGTGTCATTGCTTCGAACACAAAATGTGCAGGAGCTAAAAATTTTAGTTGTTGGTCTCCATTTTCAACCATGACACTACCTTGTCCCAGTATAGTCACATGATCATCAGGAAATCGCTTAGAATAAATTTTTAATCCGGCTGGTACTCGATAGGCCTTTATATACACGCCGTCACTGTGTATATTTTTAATTTTGGCCATATCTGACAAAGTTGCGCGGGCAGGCATTTCGACAGGTTCCAAACTGTCGGTCTCAGTGGTTAATTGTGTGTTGGTATTCAGCATCTTGTATTTACCCAAAACAAAATAGGCGTAGTTTATAAAAAGGTTGACAACTGTGGTTTTTGTGCTACAATAAATATATTATTAGGAGACCCACCTGTGGCCACATCACTGCTTCCAAGAACCCCGGCAAAAACCAACTATCTCAACAACAGGGATATCTTAAAACAAATACACCTTAGCAAAAACACATATTGTTCGTATACAGATCCCGGTGCCGATCATCAATATGATATTATTTTGCCCAGCCTGGCCAAGATCAATCAACGCACAGTGGCCGAGGCTAGACGCAATCGTGCTGACCGTTTGAAGCGTGAAGGCGTTGTTATTGACCCAAAAAAGATACCAAATACTGACTTGGTATTCCGTATTACCTGCTGGGAACACATACCCATGGCCGCCAAAAAAGTATCTAAAAACGCCGCAAAAAAGAAAAAAATTGAAGATATTTTTGAACTGGACTTGCCTGAAGAAGACGATCCGTTGGCTGAACTAATTGATATTCCTGTGCTGGATCCCAAACATGTGAGATTGAACTTTCCTCCGTTTTATCACTACAGAATAGATGAAAACAAAACACCGTACCAAGTGGGCAAGAGTCACTGGATCGGCGATTTTGAAACAGGCGAATTCAGCAAGGACCACGGGCAAGTCACACGCACCTTGGCCACCATGTATATGAAACTGTGTGAGCGTTATGCCACAAGATCAAACTGGAGAGGATACACTTACAATGAAGAAATGCGCGGACAAGCCCTACTACAGCTCAGTCAAATTGGACTGCAATTTGACGAATCAAAATCGCAGAACCCTTTTGCGTATTATACTGCCGCTATCACTAATAGCTTTACTCGTATCTTGAATCTCGAAAAGAAAAATCAAAATATTCGAGACGACATGTTAGAGCAAGCTGGACTCAATCCAAGTTGGACTAGACAGAACGCTGGCAAGAAAAATCAAAATTTAAGTTCAGCTGTCACTAATATTGACGTGGCTGAATACAACCGCGACAATTAACCAGAACGCTTGCAAAATTCTTTTTGCTGCTGTATACTGATAACCTATGACAAATCTATTTAAAAAAGTAGCTGTATGCACGGACATTCATTTTGGACTCAAATCAAACAGCCTGGTTCACAACCAGGACTGCTCTGATTTCATTGATTGGTTTATTGCAACTGCCAAAGAGAACGGTTGTGAAACTGGTATGTTTTTGGGTGATTGGAGCCATCAACGTGCCGCAATCAACATGCAGACTTTGCAATACAGCCTGCGTAGTTTAGAAAAACTGTCCAAAGCATTTGATCGTTTTTATTTTATCCCAGGCAACCACGATTTGTATTATCGTGACAAACGAGACATCTATTCAACAGAATGGGCCCGACACATTCCTAATATTCAAATTGTCAATGACTTTTTCAAAGACGGCGATGTAATTATTGCGCCATGGCTAGTAGGTGATGATCATAAGAAGTTGTCCAAGATGAGTGCCCGATACATGTTTGGCCATTTTGAATTGCCACATTTTAAAATGAATGCCATGGTGGAAATGCCAGATCATGGTGAAATCCGAGTAGAAAACTTTAGTGGCATCGAAAGCGTGTACAGTGGGCATTTTCATTTACGTCAGCACAAGAAGAATATCAACTATATCGGCAACTGCTTTCCACACAATTTTGCCGATGCTGGTGATGACCAACGCGGTATGATGATCAAACAGTGGGGTGAGGCAGATCAATACTTTGCATGGCCTGGGCAACCGTTGTATCGTGTTATGAAGTTGAGCGAAGCCATTGATAATGGTAAAAATATACTTAAACCCAACATGCATGTGCGTGTAGAGTTGGACATTGACATTAGCTATGAAGAAGCAAACTTTATCAAAGATACTTTTGTCAAGGAACATAATTTGAGAGAGATGGCCTTGATTCCTAGCAAGCGCACCGACATTGATATTGATCTAGCCCCAGGCGAGTTAAAGTTTGAAAGTGTAGACCAAATTGTCACTGATCAACTTACCAATATTGAAAGTGAGTTTTACGATCCTAAGTTATTGTTGAAAATATACCAGGACTTATAATATGTTATGTAACCGAAATGACAATCTCGAATCAAGAAATTTTGTTGACAACGTAAATTTCTCAGCAGCCGATCCGTGCATCTGGGTTGTTTATCCGGGCGGAGCATCAGGCGACTTGCTGATATCTATCATTGACAAACATTATCTACGCACCGGCTGTGAATATTACGGAATTGATGATTCTGGAAGAGTAAAATTGTATACCACTGATTACGAAACAATCGATAACAATCATCAGATCACTGGCCAAACTCTATTTAATGATCAATGGTTCTTTGACTTGGCCGAGAAATTGGGCGAAAGAAATTTAAACTATTCATTACTTGATCAGGTAATCTTCGGGTGTCATTTATATCCACCGTCTTATATAAACAATATTCTTAAAACTTTTCCTCAGTCAAAGATTATCAACATCTACCCAAAAGATAAAAAAGGGTTAAATTTGATAAAAATTCTAGGCTCATATAAAAATAAAAATCTTCTCGATTTGTCAGTATTAAATGAGTCGGACGATTATCAACCTAACCTAGTTGAACACGAGAGGGTATTAAACGTTCCGTTTGGCTCACTGTTCAATGACATTTTGTATCACAAGCAGTATAATATGATATTAAACTTTTTGGAACTTCCAGGGCAGTTAATTTCTTTTGATTATATTAAATTTTATCTATCAAAACAACATCCAGAAATAAAAAACTTATTAACGGAATATAGCGAATCACTGTGATACATATAAAAAATTTAACTGTTAAAAACTTCATGAGTGTAGGTAATGCTACACAAGCCATTGATTTTGATCGCAAGGATCTAACACTGGTATTGGGCGAGAACTTGGATCTAGGTGGTGACGGCAGTCGCAACGGCACAGGCAAGACCACAATCATCAATGCTTTGAGTTATGCTCTGTATGGTACAGCACTCAGTAATATTCGCAAGGACAATTTAGTAAACAAGACCAATGGCAAGAATATGTTGGTCAGTCTTGATTTTGGTGTCAGCGGTAAAAATTATCGCATTGAGCGTGGTCGCAAGCCAAATGTTTTACGTTTCTATGTCAACAATGAAGAACAGGCCATCACAGACAACGCTCAAGGTGATTCAAGAGAAACGCAAGACAACATAGAACAATTGCTAGGACTTAGCCATGATATGTTTCGACATATCCTGGCCTTAAACACCTACACAGAACCATTCTTGAGTTTGAAGGCCAACGAACAGCGCACAATTATTGAACAGTTGTTGGGCATTACACAGCTAAGTGAACGTGCTGACCGCATCAAAGAACTCAACAAACAAACCAAGGATGCTATTCAGCAAGAAGAATTTCGCATTCGTGCTGAACAAGAAGCAAATAAACGTATTGAAGAACAAATAGAAAGTCTACGACGTAGACAAACATTATGGACAACTAAACATGGCGAAGATATCTCGGAACTTGAGAAAGCCCTCAAGGCGTTACAGAATATTCAGATCGAAGTGGAGATCCAAGCGCATAAAGATCACAAAGAATGGGATCAACGGCGTAAGGATATCAACGAATTATCAACACAAATCAGTCGTGTCAAGATGGACATCGGTAGGGAAGAAAAGCTGGCAGCCAAATTATCAAAAGAAATTGAGACGCTCGAGAATCATGAGTGTCATACGTGTGGGCAGGCCTTCCACGACACTAAGCACCAACAAGTTTTGGCGGGCAAACAGGCGGATTTGGCAACGGCTCGACAAAGCGGCACAGAATTTAGCACCCTGTTATCAGAGCTGGAGATTGCCCACACCGCCTTGGGCCCGCTAGGCAAACCACCCACGATGTTCTATGACAAAGAGTCTGATGCCATCCAACATCAGGCCACGGTGGCAAACTTGGAACAACAGATTGCCGCAAAGGCTGTTGAAACAGATCCGTATGCAGAACAAATTGAAGAAATGCAACAGCAGGCATTGAAAGAAATCACATATGATACACTTAACGAATTTACTCGCTTGCAAGAACATCAAGACTTCTTGCTCAAATTGCTTACCAGCAAAGATTCGTTTATCCGTAAGAAAATTATTGAACAGAATCTCAGCTACCTAAATGCTAGACTCACACACTACTTGGATCGTGTGGGATTGCCACACACAGTTGTATTCCAAAATGACTTGACTGTCAGTATTGAGGAACTGGGTCGTGAGTTAGACTTTGACAACTTGAGTCGAGGTGAACGCAATCGATTGATATTAAGTATGAGCTGGGCGTTTCGTGATGTTTTTGAAAGCCTATATCAACCTATCAATCTGTTATTCATTGATGAAATGATCGACAACGGTCTGGACACCGCAGGTGTTGAGAATGCCCTGGCCTTGCTGAAACAAATGAGTCGTGAGCGCCACAAGAGTATCTGGTTAGTGAGTCACAGAGATGAGTTGGCTGGTCGAGTTGAAAACATTCTCAAGGTTGTTAAGGAAGGTGGCTTTACTAGTTACAATACTGATGTAGAGGTCACATGAAGATAGCCATTACAGGAACAACAAGTGGTGTTGGTAAAGAACTTAGTGATCAATTAAGTAAAGATCACAACATTATAGCTATTACTCGCGATGATTTAGAATTAAGTGCTCTTAACGCAGTAAACAATTACAGCATGTCTACAGTAGACATGTTGATTAACTGTGCCGGCACAGACCAAGGTGGCAAAATTGAATTTGCCAAGCAAGATTCAGCTAGCATCATAAACACATTAACAACTAATTTGTTAGCACCAATTTTATTATCGCATAAGGCTTTGGAATTAAATTCTGCTTGTAAAATAGTAAACATTACCAGTACCAATAACAAACAGTATTGGCCAAACAATTTAGCCTATAGCCTGTCAAAAAAAGCCCTGAGTGAGTTTGGACGAATGTTACAGGTAGATCATCCTAGTGTAAAGTATTTAGAAATACAACTAGGACTTACTAAAACAAATTTTAATCAGAATAGATATGTTGGTCACGAGAATAGATTTGACGATGTATATCGTAATGCCCATTTAACTCCCAAGGACGTGGTCAAAAGAATCTTGTCTGTGTTGTTTGATAATACTGTAAAATTTATTGAGATCTCACCATGACCCATCAATGGCAATTATATCACTGGCATTTTGAAGTTAGTGGCAAATGCACACTAAAATGCCCTAGATGTCCAAGGAACGACACTGCACCAGTGCCCTGGTTAAACAAAGAACTAGATTTAGATTTTTTTAAAAAAACTTTACCTCCTGAGTTATTAAAAACTCAGGTCAAAAGAATAACCATGTGTGGTGATATCGGTGACCCAATCTATGCTAGTGAATATCTCGAAATTGTAAAATATATTAAATTGCACAATCCTAAAATTCATGTATACACTATCACAAACGGTAGTTATCGTAAGCCAGAATGGTGGAAAGAGTTTGCCAAAATCAGTAATGAATACGATACCATAAACTTCAGCGTTGATGGGTATGACAATGCCAGCAATAATTTATATCGAGTCGGCAGTGACTGGGACTCTATCATAACCGGCATGAAAATTATGTGTGGCGAAAGTCCTGCGTTTGTTTATTGGGCAACAATTGTTTTTGCATTTAATCAAGATTATCTGGATCAAATTGAACAACAAGCCCGTGATCTCGGGTGCGACGGATTACAATTAACTTACAGCACAAAATTTGGTAGCAAGTATGGTGAAGCATATGGTGGCACCAAAGACCCAATGGAACCACGCCCAGAATTTATTAGTTCATCTCACAGATACGAAAGACATTTCCGTAACATAAGTGGCCGCAAGCAACTTAATACCGAATATCTATTACATAATCAACAACAATTTGAACAGATTAAACAAAAACATAACACTGTTATTACACCTATGTGTAGTATTGGTAATCGTGGATTATATGTTAGTGCAGACGGTGTATTACACCCATGTAGTTGGGTTAGCTTTCCTTATGTGTCTATGAGCACCAATCGTAAAACTATATATTTTAAGGATAGTTTTCATCAGGTCTATAGAGAACAATTAAATTTAAAAACACAATCATTGACAGACATATTGAAAAACCCAATCTGGAACAAGCTATTCGACACATTTGATGATCCAAAAAAAGCCTGGGTAGAGTGCGAGCAAAAATGCAATTGTAATCTAGTAGATAACGAATATGCTGTTGGATGGCTTACAAATTAATAGGAATTGATCAAATAATGATAACTACTAGTCCATGGTATGGCTGTACGAAAACACTCAAATTCAAGAACTACCCGAAGACTGTGTTGGTTTTGTCTATTTGATTACAAATAACTTAACCGGCAGAAAATATATTGGAAAAAAATTAGCAAAATTTAGTAAAACAACATATAGAGTAGTAAAATTAAAGAACGGCAACAAAAAGCGTAAGAAAATCAAGAGTAAAATAGATTCAGACTGGCAGCTATACTATGGAAGTAACGATCAACTTAATAAAGACATTGCAGAGCTAGGCTCCAACAACTTCACAAGAGAAATATTATTTTATTGTAAATCAAAAGCAACTTGCAGTTATATAGAAGCTAGAGAACAATTCAATCATAAAGTATTAGAATCAGACGACTGGTATAACGGACAGATTAGTGTTCGTGTGCATGGCAGTCACATAAAAAACAAAATTTAAAAATTAGATAGGCAGCTTTACTGACTCTGTGGTAGGTGTTATGGCCTACCCCCATCGAGGAACGGTGCAATACCCGGTCTAGAACTTTGGGCGTCAAAGGCAATTGCTAACTTAAGGCAACAAATGGTTTGGGCTCCGTTGAAAAAGATACGACCCATGCTCGTAGGACTTGGATTTATTATCGGGTTACTAGGGTTCCGTTGATATGTGAAGCTAGAGTAAGGGGTACCGGTCAACCGCCTCTGCGTAGAAATACAATCTCTTTATAATAAATGGCAGCTACACTCAGATAATGTAGAAGGTCAGTTCACCGTGCATACGGTGAATTGTGACCGCGTAATCTAGATAATGCTAAAGAAAAGCAAATAAAAAAAATTATGTCTGAGCTCAAGCGAAAGACATAGATTAGCGTAGCTAATCGTTTAATGCCACTCAGAACTTATCGGGCCAGTCCCTAAAAAGTGCGTGTTGGATATCTCCTGCAACAAACTGATTAAATGATTTATGTTTAACTTCGAGCTCGCCTTCTAAAGGTGCTACTCTCTTAAAGGCTTCATCCATCTGTGCCATATTTTTAAACTCCATCAAAATCATAAATTCCGGCATGTCGGCAATGCTGCGGAATCCCATTTTACATCTAGTGATTCTATAGCTCTCCATTTTGCCTTCGCTGATCAAATGATCAAAGAAACTTTTCATTCCATTGACCCAATCAAGGTCTGAGATGTCACCTTCTTTGTTTGCCCAAATTGTATATAAGTCTGCCATATTTTTACTCCATAGGTCCTAGTATTTCAAATCCATCCATATCGGATTTGTATAAGTGCGCTTGCTCAAGGTACAAGTATTGAAATCCTCGTTCCTTGTAGATAGCACACTCTGCTTTCATTGTTTCGATGCCTAACCGCATCCGGGGTCGATGATACGTCCACGCAAACTGATCGCACAAGGCATTGTGCTGATCAAACTTGCGAATCAAACTGAATGCTACCAATCGTTCTTGATCGTAGTAACCAATGATCTCAGCCATTGGATCCATGTAACGGCTGTGAAACATGGGCATTACACTAGCAAAGTGCTTGTAGATGCAATAGGTTCTATATATATCATCTAACCGGGCCAGCATGTCAGGTTCGCGACTGGTAATATACTTCCATGAGACTGTGGGTGTATAGTTGGTTTTTGTCAGGTCGATCCGCGCAAATTGATAAGTCATAACTTCTCCGGGAAGTAATCTTGCATGACGCCTTCTCTATGTAAATCACTAGTTACGCAATGTATACCACCGTCCCAAAAATATCTATGTCTAAACGGCACAACATGCGGAGTGATTCCATAACGGTTTAATGCATCAAATACTTGTTTATTATAGTTGAATACTATGACATTTTTTGGATCAACTATCAGCATGTTTACATCAAATACTGTTTCTTCTACATAACCAGTCCAGTGGCCTAACCAATTTTCCACAAGATCAACTACCGCTTGATCTTGTTCAAATCCGGGTATCCACCATTTGCCACGATTTTTTTCTTTGAGCTCTAAAAATGGCTTTACTTTAGACCAACCCTGATTGGGAAGATAAACAACTTCCCAATCAGGAAATGTATCGGCATAGGTTGGTATATCTCTTAGACTTACAATTAATCCAGGACACACAGGGCAATAGGTTCCGTCGCTGTGACCGCCGGTATCGATAATATGATTTCTAGTATTTGGAAATTCTTGATGGACAAATCGTTTATAATCAGTTGTGTCTTGATTGTAGACTTCTGTTCCAAAAAACAAATCTTTGCCAATGCGTGATATTTGTGCTCCATTGATCAACGCCGAGTGATATTGGTGTGATTTAATTGTATTTCCTTGTTTGCGTATGCAATCAAAAATATGATCGTATGTGGAATAAAATTTTTGATATGCTTCAAATTGATGAAGAGTATTGCATTCTTGTTGTATCCAATTTGGCAACGATAAAAACTCTTCAATCGAACTGCATTCAGGCCACGACGAGTCTTTGACATTCTCGTATGATTTTTTAAAATCAAAACTGTAATTCTCGTAAAATTTGTCACCGACCATTGCAGTGAAATCCCGTGGGCACATTGGTGGCGGCATAAACTTGTTATTGATAAACGTTGTATCTGCTAAATTAGGACGCAAAACTTCAACACCAAACTCTTGTAATTTTTTTATGATGCTTTGATAGTCTTCTTCAGTTTCGATTGCAATACGTTCAAACAACGAGCGAACATGTGGCACTGTAATCCACGAATAAAACTCAGGTGGATAACTGCGTCCTACTACACACACCTTTAATGGATCCCAATGTTGATAAACAGAATATGTCATAGTCTTGGATCCTGACGATGTTTGAACAGGGGCGTTAGATACTCTTCGGGCCAGGTGTTGTAAAAACCCTTCCGGCCAACCAGTTGTGCTTTTTCATTCAAGTCTGTGAGACTTTGAATCAGGGCCAAAGCATAGGTTCCGTTGTTCATAACCACTCCGTTGACTATTTCTGCCGCATCAGGATGATCTTCCAGGGCCAATAAATTGTTTGGCACTAAAAATTCTCGATTACAAACATCAACAGCATGGCTTAATTCATCATGTGGTATATCCTTAGGATCGTAGGCAAAAATAATCACACTCTTGCCCGCCAATCCTCGGCGACTG